GGTGCCTTGCTCGCGGGCTGCACGCCCGAGGAGGCCGACGCGACGCGCCAGGAGTGGCAGCAGCGCACCGTCACCGCGATGCAGGAGGCGGGCGTCGATCCTGCCGAGGCGAGCACCGACGAGTGGAAGGAGTTCGGCGGCGCGACGCTGACCGCGATGCTGGCCGAGGGCAAGGAGGTCCCGGCCGAGCCCGCGCAGGACTGGCTCGACGTCACGCTCAACCTGCTCACCGGCTTCCTCACCGTGAAGGGCTCGCTCATCGGTGCCCAGGCCGTGGCCGCGATCGCGTCGGGGCGGCGCAACCGCACGACCGAGAACCTGAGCGCGATCCTCGACCCGAACGCCTCGACGCTGAAGGCCGTCTCCGCCCTCGTGGTCGGCACGCACACGCCGCCCGCGGCCGAGCCGGGCGTGTTCGGCACCAGCTCACAGCCCACCCCGTGAACGCCACCACGCTGCTCGTCTTCGTCGCGGGCCTGGCCACCGGCATCGGCATCTGCCGCTGGCCGGACAAAGCCGGCGTCGCGCTGTGCGGCGTGATCGCCGTCATCGCGCTCGTGGTGGCCGGCCTGCTGCCGTGACCGATCTCTCTCACCCGAACCGCCTTGCCCAGGGCGCTCTGGGGAAACCCCTGGCCGTCGCTCCTCCCGCGACCGCCGAGGGAATGGGAAGGCCGCGCACGGCGGCCTGCGCTCGTCTCGGGTGTGGCGCCCGTGCACGTCCGGGTCGTGGTCGAGTCCCGAGCTCGGCCACGACCAGCTTTTCCGTGAGCTGACCCGATGGCCAAGGTCAAGCGCCCGCCGCCCACACCCACCGAGACCAACGCGTGGGTGGGCAAGGAGTCCGCCGTCTACCGGCGGATGGCCGAGCGCACCAAGCTGATCGACGCGCTCATGGGTGGCACCGAGGGGATGCAGAAGGCCGGCGAGGTCTACCTGCCGAAGGAGCCGGGCGAGGAGAAGCCCGCCTACGACACGCGCCTCAAGCGCAGCACGTGCCACGGCTTCCTGCGCTCGACGGTGCGCCGGCTCTCGGCCCGGCCCTTCGGCAAGCCGGTCACGATCCGCATCGGCCGCGACCTGGGGACGCTGCCCGAGCTGCTCGCACCCATCGAGAGCGACGCCGACTACAGCGATTCCAGCCTGACGCAGTTCGGCCGCCGGCTCATGGCCGACGCGCTGCAGCGCGGTCTGGTGCACTTCCTCGTCGACATGCCGGGCGACGTGCGCGAGCTGTCCACCAAGGACGAGCGCGAGGGGCGCGTGCACCCCTACTTCGTGCACGTCTCGGCCAAGGACCTCATCGGCTGGAAGGCGCAGCGCGGCAAGGGCAACCGCCTCGAGCTGACACAGATCCGGATCCGCGAGTGCCACGTCGTCGAGGTCGACGGCGAGGAGACCGAGGTCGAGCACGTGCGCGTGTGGAACACGCCCGTGGAGGCCAGCGAGGGCGTGGAGGCCAGCGCCGGCACCTGGCAGCTGTACCGCAAGAACAAGGACGCCGACGGCTACACACTCGTCGAGAGCGGGCCGCACACCTTCCCTGGCATCCCGCTCGTCACGGTCTACTTCAACCGCACGGGCTTCATGGAGGCCGAGCCGCCGCTCGCCGACCTGGCCGAGCTCGAGCGGGCGCACTGGGCCAGCCGCAGCGACCAGACGAACATCCTGCGCTACGCGCGCGTGCCCAAGATGGCCATGGCCGGCGTGAGCGACGAGGAGAGCCGCAAGCCCTCGCTGCTCGGCGTGCAGTCGGTGTGGAAGCTCAAGGACCCGAACAGCAAGGCCTGGTGGGTCGAGATCCAGGGCAACGCGGTCTCCGCCGGCCGCCAGGACATCCTCGACCTGCAGGCCGAGATGAACGTGCGTGCGCTGCAGCCGCTGATGGAACGCACCGGCGACGAGACCGCGACGGGCCAGGAGATCTCGGACAAGAACACGACCAGCGACCTCAAGGCCTACGTGCGCGCCATCGAGGCAGGCTTCCTGCAGGGCTTCGGGTTCGCCGCGCTGTTCGCGCGCACGAAGCTGCCCGACAAGTTCGGCGTCGACGTCTTCGACGACTGGGCGCCGCCCTCACTCACGCTCGACCAGGTGCGCCTGCTCAAGGAGATCCGCCAGGCGGGCGAGCTCTCGCGCACCACCTTCCTGTCGCTGCTGAAGGGGCTGATCCTGCCCGAGGACCTCGACGTCGCCAAGGAGGCCAAGGCGATCGAGGACGAGGGGCCGGACCTGGCCAGCTTCGGGATGCCGCCTGGCGAGGAGGGGGAGGCCCCGCCAGGGGACGACGACGAGGAGCGGCCGCCCAAGAAGGCCGCGTGATCGCCGACGACATCGCCGCCTGCCACCCGATGTGCGTCGGGATCGCGCGCAAGATCCTGGACCAGGAGGCGGACGCCGAGGACGCCGCGAGCGACGCCATTGTGCGCGCGCTGCGCGCGGTCGGGCGCTTCCCGGCCGACTGTGTGAATGTGCGGAACTGGGTCTCGACGTTCGCGCGCCGGGCTGCGCTCGACCTGTGGCGTGCGCGGCGCGTGCGCTGGCGGACTCAGCCGCAGCGGCGCGAGCTCGATGGCACCGACACGGTGGAGGTGCTGCTCTGCGAGGACAGGGCCGACACGACCGAAGGTCACGAGCGGGCACGGCGGCTGGCCATCGAGCGCGTGCTGGGGCGCATGCGCGCGCAGGACGCAGCGCTGCTGCGCCGGGCCTTCCTGGCTGGCGAGTCCAGGCAGGCGATCGCGGCCGAGCTGGGGCTCAAGCGCAAGGCGTACGACGTGCGCCTGTTCCGGGCGCGCCGGAAGTTCATGGCCGAGTGGGCCGCATGAAGCACCACGCGCCCAAGCTGCCGCCCTTCCCGCTGGAGTGGACCTGCGACGTCTGCCAGATGAAGGGGCTGACCGTGCAGCGCCAGGACGGCCGCCAGGCCGTGGCCTGCCCGCTGTGCGAGCGCATCCTGTGCGGCGAGTGCAGCGCCCGGCACTTCGTCGGCGGGCAGCTGTGCCGGCGGCCGGCCAAGCCCTGATGGGCAAGGTCCCGAAGATCGACGAGCGGCTGCTGGCGGCCCTGCGCGGCCAGCCGGCCGACCAGGTGCTCATGGCGCGCGGGATCCGCCACGCGCTCTACCTCGAGCGCTTCAAGACGCACGAGGTCGGCCGGGTGCTGGGCTTCCTGAACGAGCAGCTGCTGCCCGACGTGCTCGCGCGGATCGAGGCGCGACTGCGGCGCGTCGAGGAGCGGGGCTTCGACGCGGGCGTGCACTCCACCAAGCGCCTGCGAGACCTGGCGGTCGAGCTGCGCGGCCTGCTCGCCGGCGGGGTCACCCAGGCCAGCGAGCGGCTGCAGAAGGACCTCTCGCCGCTGGCCGCGTCCGAGGCCCAGTGGCAGCGGACGCTGCTGACCAAGACCGTGCCGCTGCAGATCGAGTTCGCCGCGCCGAGCCCGGCCATGCTGCGCTCGATCGTGACGGCCCGGCCGATGGCCGGGAAGCTGCTCAAGGACTGGTTCAGCGACCTGGCGCTCGACACCCAGCGCCGGGTCACCCAGCAGATCAACCTCGGCATGGGCAGCGGCGAGACGGTCTCACAGATCGTCGCCAGGCTGCGCGGGACGCGCGAGAACCGGTTCACCGATGGGGTGCTCAACACGACCCGGCGCGACGCCGAGCGAGTCGTGCGGACCGCCGTGGGGCACGTGTCCAACCACGCGCGGGAGTCGACCTTCGCGGCCAACTCGGACGTGATCGAGGCCGTCGTGATCATGGCCACGCTCGACACCACGACCTGTCCGACCTGCGGCGAGCTCGACGGCCGGGAGTTCCCCCTCGAGGAGGGGCCGCGGCCGCCGTTCCATCCGCACTGCCGGTGCGTCACGCGGCCGAAGATGAAGACCTGGAAGCAGCTCGGCTTCGACCTGCGCGAGGTCGGGCCCGGCCAGCGGGCGGCCATGGGCGGGCCGGTCAAGGGCACGCTGAGCTACGCCGAGTGGATCAAGGACCAGCCGGCCTGGGTGCAAGAGGAGGCCTTGGGCCCGGGGCGCGCCAAGCTGCTGCGCGAGGGGGGCCTCGAGATCGGCGATTTCACCGACCGGCGCGGCCGAATGCTCAATCTGCAGCAGCTCGAGGCGCTGGTCGACGCGTGAGCGCGGCGCAGCGCGCGCCGCGGCGTGCCGGCGGCGCGGCCCGCAGTTTGCTCGCTGGCGGCGTGAGCGCGGGGCGGTGGGCGCCCTTCTCCCCTTCCCCTCCCGCGGCAGTCCCTGCCCCGCGCTTTCTCTTGAATCGGCCCTGGTGGCGATGTAGCACTGTGGCCACAGCAGCCGCTGCGCAGGGAACGGGAGCCCGGCGCCGCACCGATGGGCGAGCTTCGTGGGGAAGTTGAAGCGGGTCGTCGACTCGCTGGACGCGGTCGCAGAAGCGTCGCACCGCGAGTTCTACACCAAGGGGCACGACGGCAAGTACTACCTCGACTACGAGGGCGCCGAGGAACAGCACCGAGCGCTCCAGGCCGAGCGCCAGCGCGCCGACATCGCCGAGGGCCGGCTGCGCGCCTACGGTGAGCTGACGCCCGACTTGGCCAAGGAGTCGCAGCAGAAGCTCGCCGCCCTGGGCGACCTCACCGACATCAAGGCGAAGGCCGCCGAGGGCGCGGTGTGGAAGAGCAAGCACGAGGAGGCCGCGGCGCGCCTGGCCGCGCTCGACAAGGAGAACACCGAGCTCGCGCTCGCGCGCCTGGCCAACGAGTCCTTCGACACGCACAAGGTCAAGGGCCGTCGCCCGGTGATGCTCGCCGTGAAGGACGCCGTGCGTCCTGTCGTCGAGAACGGCACCCGGCTCTTCCGTGTCTACGGCGCCGACGGCAAGCCGCTCGTCACGAAGCGGCAGGGCGCCTCCGACCCGTACATGACCCCCGACGAGTACATCGGCGAGGTCCTCCGGAACGACCCGGAGTTTTCAGCGCACTACGAAGGTTCAGGCGCCGCGGGAAGCGGTGCTGGTGGGAGTGGTCGCGGGGGATCCGCCGCCAATGCCCGAACCGTCTCGAACGCGGACATCGCCGCGGGCGGGGACTACCTCGACAAGCTCGCGTCCGGAGAGGTCACGCGAGCCGACTGAGGTCGGTCACGTAGCAACGGTGGGCGTGCCCGACGGGGGATCCAGAGGCATGCCAACGCGCGGGGGATCTGCGCGCTGGTGATTGCTCTGACACTCCGCACTCGCGCGCGCCGGTGATTCCGGCCGCGCCCCAAGGGGAAGAACACTCGTGGCCAACGACCTGACCGTAATCATCGACAAGCAGCTCGCGCGGGGCCTCAAGCTCCTGCGCAAGCGGCTCATCATGCCTTCGATCGTGAACCTGGACTACCGGGACGAGGCGAAGCTGCCCGGCGCGACCATCGACGTGCCGCTGCCGGTGTCCTACACCGCGCTCGACGTGACCCCGGCGACCACGCCGCCCACGCCGAACGACACCACGCCGACGCAGGTGCAGATCACGCTCGACAAGCACAAGCACGCCGACTACGTGCTGACCGATCCCGACCTGCACCGCATCGACAAGGACAAGCACTTCCTGCCGATGCAGACCGAGGCCGCGATCGACGCACTCGCCCGGATCATGAACACCGACATCTGGACTGAGTACAAGGGCGTCTTCGGCTACGCCGGAACGGCGGGCACCACGCCGTTCGCGTCGGCGATCACGCAGGCCACCGACGTGCGCAAGACGCTGAACCAGCAGCTCTGCCCCAAGGGCAGCCGCCGCTTCGTGCTCGACCACGACGCCGAGGCCAACGCGCTCAACCTCGCCCCCTTCCGGGATGCGAGCCAGAGCAACGACGCCACGCCCATCACCGAGGGCGAGATCGGCCGCAAGCTCGGCTTCGACTGGTACGCCGACGACGACGTGCCGAGCCACACGGCGGGCACGGCGGACACGCTGCTGGTCAACAACGGCGCCGGCCTGGCCGTGGGTGCGACCACGGCGATCACCGACGGCGAGGCCGCGGGCACGGTGCTCGCGGGCGACATCATCACCTTCGCTGGCCACGCCCAGACGTACACGGTGATCTCGTCCGTGGGCGGCGCTGCGCCGACCCTGATCACGTTCTACCCGGGCCTCAAGGCGACCGTGGCCGACAACGCCGCGATCACCCTGAAGGCCACGCACCGGGTGAACCTGGCCTTCCACCGCGAGGCGATCGCGTTCGCCACGCGGCCGATCGCCGACTCAGTGAAGTTCTTCACCGGCGGCAGCGAGATCCGCTCGCTGACCGACCCGCTGACGAACATCACCCTGCGGCTCGAGGTGATGCGCCAGTACAAGCAGACCGTCTGGGACTACGACGTCCTCTACGGCAAGAAGCTGACCCGGCCCGAGCTGGCCTGCCGCCTCGCCGGCTGATCCATGGAGCACCGGCTGCCGGGGGCGCGCCCGCCTTCGGCAGCCGGACCGCTCTCGGGCGCACCAGGAGTCAGCCCGTGGTCAAGGCCCTGCAACCCGATCCCAATCCCCGTCCGTGGCTGGGCCGCGATCCGCCCGTGAAGCGCGTGGTGATCAGCAAGACCCTCGAGATGGAGGGCCCGAAGAAGGGCGATCTCGTCGTGTGCAACGAAGAGGACCAGCCCAAGTGGGCCGGGCGCGGCTGGAAGCCCACGGGCCGCACGCCGCCGCAGGCCAAGAAGGGGCCGGAGGCGACGACGGCCGACGGCACCAACGCGCAGGACTGATCGCACGCACTGATCCTGGGAGGGTGCCGTGGCACACGTGGTCGAGACCGGTGCGGGGCTGAGCGACGCCAACGCGTACCTGTCGCTCGCGGACGCGGTGCTCTACTTCGCCGACCACGCGAATGCCGCCTGGACCAGCACCGATGCAGCGAAGGAGGCCGCGATCCGTGCGGCCACGCAGTATCTCGACGCGTACTACCACCTGTTCTGGAAGGGTGACAAGAAGCTCTCGACGCAGGCGCTCGACTGGCCGCGCGCCGGCGTGTGCGACGAGAACCACTACCCCATCGCCAGCGACAGCCTGCCGACGAAGCTCAAGGAGGCGTGCGCCGAGATGGCGGTGCGCGCGCTCACCGAGTCGCTGCTTCCCGACGTCGCGCCGGCCAGCTCGGGCGCGCTGATCTCGAAGTCGGTGGAGGTGGGCCCGATCAGCGTCAGCAAGACGTGGGCGGGCTCGGGCCAGAGCACGACCAAGTACTACCGGATCGCCGACCTGCTGCTCGCCGACCTGGTGCTCGACTCCAACGCGCTGATCCGAGCCTGAGCGATGCCCACCGAACTCGACCTCGAGCTGCTGCCGGAGGTGCTGGACGTCATCCAGACCTACGGGCGCGACGCGACGTTCACGAGCGCGCCGACCGCCTACTCGCCCGCCACGGGCGCCGCGACGCCTGGCACCTCGCTGGGCACGGTGAAGGTCTCGCCGCCGGCCGTCGACCGCAAGCTGATGGACGAGGACCTGATCCAGCAGGGCGACACCGCCGTGCTCGTGGCGGGCTCAGGCCTGGCCTTCACGCCGGCGGTGAACCAGACGCTGACGATCAGCGGCCAGGTGTGGGGCGTCGTGGCCGTGACCGAGTTCCACAGCGGTGAGCAGATCTGCGCCTGGGGCCTGCACCTGAGGCGCGGCGGATGAGCTGCCCGCGCCACGTCGTGCTCGTGGTCCTCGACGACGTCGGGGTCGACAAGGTGGGCTGCTACGGCCACCCGACGGCTGGCCCGACGCCGACGCTCGACGGCCTGGCCAGCGGCGGCATCCGCTTCAGCCGCGCCTACGTGAACCCCAGCTGCGCGCCCACGCGCTGCGCGCTCCTCACCGGGCTCTACGGCAGCCGCACCGGCATCGACACGGGCGTGCCCACCTACGAGCCCGCCACCAACCCCAACGGCGACTTCCTGCCGGCCGACGAGCTGCCCTGGCTGCCGCGGCTGCTGAGCGAGCAGCTCGTGCACTGCGACCTGGTGGGGAAGTGGCACCTCACGCACATCGCGGCGCCCGACTACCACCGAGACCCGATCGCCAAGGGCTACAGCAACTGGCGCGGGCACCTGAGCAACATCCTCTCCGCGCAGGGTGAGGGGCCCTACAGCTGGAAGAAGCAGTACGCCGACGGCGCCGGCTGGACCGAGGCGACGCAGACGGTCTTCTGCACGGTCGACAACTGCTACGACGCGAGCCAGGCGCTGGCCGCCTCGATCAGCCGGCCGTCGTTCCTGTGCCTGTCCTTCAACGCGCCGCACCCGCCCTGGGACCTGCTGCCGCCCGCGGGCAGCTACACACCGGTCGGCGGGCTGCAGACCCAGCCCAAGAAGCAGCAGTACGCGCTGCAGGCGGTCGACACCTACCTCGGCCAGCTCATGGCCTACTTCGCCGCCCAGCACCCCGAGGCGGCCGCCGAGACGCTGTGGATCGTGCTGGGCGACAACGGGACGCCGGCGGCGGCCATCGAGCCGCCCACGGCCGCGCACCAGCACAAGGCCACGCCCTACGAGGGCGGTGTGCACGTACCGCTCATCGTGTGGGGCGCGGGCGTCGAGCAGCCCGGCCGCACCTGCGACCACCTGGTGCACGCGGTCGATCTGCACACCACGCTGCTCGAGCTGTTCGGTGCGCCGGCCGTGGCCGGCACCGACGGCATCAGCTTCCTGGCCGCGCTGGGCAACCCGGCCGCGCCGGCCGCGCGGATCTCGGCCTACTGCCGCCACGCCCAGCCCAACGGCTTTCTGCCCAAGGACTGGATCCAGGAGGCCGCCATCGAGGCGCGCTGGAAGCTCGTGCGCAAGACCACGGGCGCCTCGGTCGTGCTGCAGCTGTTCGACCTGGTGGCCGACCAGGCCGAGCTGAGCAACCTGTGGCCCGGCAGCACGCAGGAGCAGACGGACGCGATCGCGACGCTGCTCGCGGTGCTCAACGCCGGCGCGGCGGGCCCGTGAGCAACTTCGACGCGTTCGATCGCGAGGTCGACAAGTTCTTCGAGGAGCAGCTGCCGGAGCGCTGCCTGGAGTTCCAGCTCAAGGTCGCGGGCGACGCCACCGACGGCGTGATGGAGCTCACGCCCGTGCTCGACGGCCTGCTGCGCTTCAACTGGCAGGGCTCGGTCGGCGCGCCCATCGAGACCGTGCGCCAGGGCAGCGACCTGGCTGGCGACTCGACGGCGGCCGAGTGCAAGGCCACACTCAAGGCGCAGCTGACTCCCTTCGCCAACGCGTTCCTGAGCAACCCGACGCCCTACGCGCCCGTCATCGAGGACGGCGGCTACCCGAGCCCGGTCAAGCGCGGCACGCGCGTGCGCAACAAGCTGCGCCGCAGCCGGCGCCGCTCGCTCGCCAAGAAGGGGCTGCTCCCGCCCGACCAGGAAGCCGACTACGAGATCCGCAGCGCGGGCGGCTTCAGCAAGCAGGCGCCCCAGGGGATGGTCGGCGTGACCGTGCTCGCACTCCAGGATTACTTCGAGAGGGACTGAGCCATGTCGATGTCGAACTCCGCCGAGACCAACCTGGGCAAGCTGGTCCTGCAGAACGTGACCTGGGCCAACGTCGGCGACGCGACGGGCCTGGTCGGCAGCGCCGTCGCGGGCAGCTGGTACTGCGGCCTGGCCACGGCGTTTCCCGGCGAGGGCGGCACGCAGGCGACCAGCCAGGCGGCCTACACCGGCTACGCGCGCGTCGCCGTGGCGCGCTCGACCGGCGGCTGGGCGATGACCAACAACATCGGCGACAACGTGGGCGCGATCACGTTCCCGGTCTGCACCGGCGCGCCCGAGACCGAGTTCTGGTGGACGCTGGGCCGCGACTCAGGCACCGGCGCCGGCGAGCTCTTCGCCTTCGGCCCGCTGATCCCGTCGGGCGCCGACTACTTCGTGTTCGTCGCGGCGACCTCGGACACGCTCACCGTGCCGGGCAACCCCTTCGCGGTGAACGACGAGATCTGCTTCCTCGCGATGGCTGGCGGCTCGGCGCTGCCGACCGGGATCACCGAGGGCACGCGGTACTTCGTCAAGACGAGCTCGGGCAACGACATCACGATCTCGACCACGCTGGGCGGCGGCACGCTCGACATCACCGCCGCCGGCGCCGGGTACTGCATCAAGATGACCCACCTGGCCGTGGACGTGAACATCACCCCGTCCTTCGCCGCGGGCGTGCTCGACCTGATCTTCGACTGATGCCGCAGTGGTACACGACCGCCGTCGACTCCGACATCGTGCCCTCGGGCAACGTGTTGCTGTCGAAGGAGCTCAACCTGGCGGGCGAGACGCCGAGCAACCTGTCGCTCGTGATCCCGGGCAGCTCGACGCGCGCGGCGCAGTTTCACTCGCCCGTCGGCGTGCCGAACAACGCCGACTGGCAGGACGGCACGGCGGTGCCCAAGGTCAAGATCGTGACCGGCTTCGCCAACGTGCAGGTCGCCGTGAACATCGTGCGCGAGGACGCCGCCGGCGGGAACGTCGAGCAGCAGACGCTCTCGCCTGAGCAGCTCGCGGTGAGCGGGACGGTCCTCACCTTCAACGACTTCGTGGGGATCACGTGGGGCACGCCCGCGGGCGCCGTCACCGAGCGCCTCCGCTACCGCATCCAGGGGCGCACGACGACGGGCACGGGCCGCACGCTGGTGTTCGAGGTCGGGGCCGCGGACACCGGGATCGACATGCCGCTGCTGTGGCTGGGGACGCTGATCGGCCGGGCGCTCGTGTCCCTGATGGGGCGGGGCGTCCTGGCCGGCGCGGGCGGCCTGGTGGGGCGCAGCCTGGTGTCGCTGGCGGGTCGCGCGGGCGCGCCGGCCGGTGCCGGGTCGCTGCGCGGGCGCGCGCTGGTGCCGCTCGCGGCGCGCGGCCAGCTCACGGGTGCCGCGCCGATCCAGGGCCGGGCCCTGCTCAGCCTGGCCGGGCGGGCCGCGGCCGGCGCGACGGGCGAGCTGGCGGGCCGGGCGATGCTCGGCCTGGCCGGCCGCGGCGGGCCACCGGCGGGGGGCGGGGCGCTGGCCGGCCGCGGCCTGGTGGGCGCCAGCGGCCGCGCCACGCCCACCGGCGCCGGCGCCCTGGCCGGCCGGGCGCTGCTGCAGCTGCTCCCGCGCGGCGTGCTGGCCGACTTGCAGGCCGCAGTCGGCGGCTGCGTCGAGACGATCCTGGCCGCCGTCAGGAGCCGCTACGCGACGCTCGTGGAGGGCGTGCACAGCGTCCCCACGCTGCACGACAACGAGGGCGAGGCCATGCCGGACAGCTCGGCCTGGGTCCGCTTCTCGCTCGAGCTCGACCGCTCGTTCCAGATGGACTTCGGCGGCGCCGAGCAGAGTCGGCGGCTGCTGGGCCAGGCCACGGCGGCGATCTACCTGCCCTTCGGGGTCGGCGACGGCGAGGCCTGGGAGCTGGCCGACATCATCAACGACGCCTTCCGCGGCCAGGCCGCCGACGGCGTGATCTACAGCCCGCCGCCCTACCCGATCCGCCGCGGGCTCGTGGACGACCGCTGGGTGCTCGAGGTCGTCGTGCCCTTCTACGCGCAGTGCGCGGAGCCGGTCGCATGACGAGCTGGACCGAGATGGCCGCCGCCGTGCGCACCCGGATGAGCACCACGCTGCCCTCGGTGGCGGTGCAGTACGACAACCACGCCCTGACGCCGCCCGACGTCGCGCCCTGGGTGCGCTGGACGCTGCAGCCGGCCGGCGTGCGCCAGCCAGAGTTCGGCACCTACCGCACCGACGGCCGCGCCGTGGCGTCGATCTTCACGCCGATGGCGATGGGTGTGTCGGCCGGCCTCGTGCTGGCCGACACGATCAGCGCGGCCTTCCGGCTCGTCTCGGCGGCCGGGGTGACCTGGCGCTCGCCGACGGTGCGCACGATCGGCCGCGCGGGGAAATGGTGGCAACTAAACGTCGAGTGCCCGTTCTACACTGAGGACCAAGCCTAGCGGGGTGATGCCCGCGCAGCAGGGGAAGAAGACCAATGTCCGACACCAATCGGCTGACGCTGTATTCCAAGAAGCAGTCCGCCTTCGGGACGCAGGCGACCGGCAACTACCAGACCTACCGCTTCGCCGGCGAGAGCCTGGCCACGGTCACGGGCGCGACGCCCTCCGACGAGATCGAGAGCGGGCGCATGGTGACGGACGTCGCGCAGACCGCGCGGCACACCGAGGGCCCGGTGCGCGCGCGCTTCAGCTACGGCGCGTACGACGAGTGGCTGGCGGCCGCGCTACAGGCCGACCAGGCCGACACCTGGCAGGCGGTGCAGACCGACACGCTCGCCGCGGGCAAGACCCTGCAGGCGATCGCCGCGGGCAACATCCTGCGCACCGCTGGCGCCAGCAAGATCGTGTGGGCCAACCACGGCCTGGGCCGCTGGATCCGCGTCAAGGGCTTCGCCACCAACCCGGCGACCATCTGGTGCCGCATCACCGCGATCGCGGGCGACGACGCGACGGTCGACCACGTGACCCTGGTCGACGAGGCCGCGATCGCCTCGGGCGAGGTCGAGCGGGGCCCGTACATCACCAACGGCGTGACCGAGCGGCTCTACAGCCACGAGATCAAGTACGGCGACCTGTCGAGCAACTTCGTGCTGTGGCGCGACCAGACCATCGCGGGGATGAACTTCGCCGTCGCGGCCGACGGCCTGGTGGACCTGGGCTTCAACTGGATGGGCGCGCAGGAGATCTTCAACACCTCGACGCAGGCCGGCACGCCGGTGGCGTCGACGGACAAGCGGATCATCAACGGCGTCTCTCACATCAAGGCCGTGATGCTCGACGGCTCGACCTTCGGCATGAGCAAGCTGAGCTGGCAGCTTTCCAACGCCGTGCGCCAGCGCCTCGAGCTGGGCTCGCTGGGCCCGGTGTCGTTCGGCTATGGGCGCATGACCTGCGAGGTCGACCTCGAGGCCTACTACGCCAACAACACGAACCTGGCCAAGCACCTCAGCTTCGCCGATGTCGGCCTGGCCTTCCGCGTGGTGGACATCGACGGCAACGCCTACGTGATCCACTGGCCGGCGGGGAACTTCACCGCGGGCACGCGCCAGGGCGAGCGCACCGACGACGACGTGTTCCAGAAGCTGCACTTCATGAGCAAGAAGCACAACACGTGGGGGTACCAGATGCAGATCGCGAAGTGGGACGTCTAAATGGCTCAGCTCAAGCGACTCGACCCGATCAAGAACGAGAAGGGGATCGAGGTCCCCTTCCCGCTGCAGCCTGAGATCAGGCTCTGCCTGGCGCGGATGAACAACCCGGTGATGCAGCGCTGGATGCGGTTCCACGGACCCGAGCGCAAGCGACAGCTGCTCGCGCAGGGGCTGTCGAGCGATGCGGCGGCCGACCAGGTGTTCATGGAGGCCGTTGCCAACACGGTCGTGCTGGGCTGGCCCGGCCTCGACGGCGCCGACGGCCAGCCCTTGCCGTGCACGCCCGAGGCGGTCCTCGGCTTCCTGCAGGACGAGCTGCTGCCGCACTTCAAGGAAGCCGTCTACACGATCAGCAGCGAGACGAACCGCTACTTCGAGCAGGAACACGAGGCCGCGGCAAAAAACTCCGAGCCCGCCTGACGTGGGAGCTGCGATGGAACTCCGACCCTCGGCGCATGCGCGTGGCCATGCTGGCCGCGGCGGACGGCGAGGGGCCGGACCCGACCTCCGACCGGCCCGAGCTGGCGGGGGATCTGTCGCACGTCTGGCAGGGCTTCTGGCAGCTCAGCGCGGGGCGGGCACTCGGCGAGACCGGGCCGCAGCCGCTGCGCACCGAAGCCATCGAGGCCTGGCTGTCGATCCACGGGCACGAGGACCTGCAGGAGCGGCAGGAGCTGCTCGACTGGCTGCTGACCATGGACCTGGAGTACCTGCGCTGGTCGCGCGCGCGAGCTTCTGATGCCTACCCTGTACCTTGAGCTCAACGCCGAGCGCATGCGCGAGAGCGCGGCGCGCGCCGAGGCCGCCGTCCGGCCACTGAAGACCGAGCTGCGGGCGCTCGACGAGACGAGCAACCAGGGGACGGCGGCGCTGCACAACCTGGCCGCGGCCGAGAACACAGCCACGGCCGCGGCGCGGCAGCTGGCGTCTGGCACGGCGACCGCGACGAGCGCCTCGCTGGCCTCGGCGGCGGCCACGCGGGCGCAGGCCTTCGCCGCCGGGATCCTGCACCGGGCCTGGACCACGGTCACGCGTGCGCTGATCGTGACGCCGGTCGTCGCGCTGAGCCTGGCGCTGGCCGAGCTCGGCATCAACGCGGTGAAGTCGGCCCTCGGGCTCGACGACGCGGCGGACGCCGCGGACGACTACACGGCCAAGGTCGAGCAGGCCTCGGTGGCCGTCGCCGAGCTCATCGCCCAGCAGCGGCGCGCGGCGGACCTGGGGGTGTCGACCCCGGCCGACGAGGCGATCAGCGCGCGGATCTCGGCGCTCAAGCAGGCGCGCGACGCGCTCGTGGCGCTCGACACGAAGGAGCGCGGGGCGCGGCTGTCGGTCGAGGAGGCTGGCCAGGCGCTGGGCGGTGGGAGCCAGGGCTACATGTCGGCCCGGCGCTTCATGCAGGTCGAGTCCGGCGGCTTCCTGGGGCTGGGCACCGAGGAGTACGTGAAGGCCTCCGACGTCGTCCGCGCGCTCAACGTGCAGATCGAGAGCCAGGAGGCGGCCCTGAAGGGCGTCGAGGCCGGCGAGGAGTCCGCGGCCGCGGCGACGCGGGCGCACAGCGAGGTGCTCAAGGCGCGCCAGGCGATCCTGGCCGAGCTCGTCTCCGGCTACAACCGCCTGCACGGGATCTCGGCCGAGACCGAGCGGGCGATGGAGCTGGCCCGCCGGGCCGGCCTCGATCCCGACCTGGTGCGCGGCGCCGTCTCGGTCTACCAGGACTGGGCCGCGACGGTCGAGCGCCTGGCCGCCGGACTGCGCGACGTGGACTCGGCCAGCGCGAGCGCGACGGCCAACGCGCAGGCCAACGTGGACCGCAAGAACGCCGCCTCCCAGGCGCTGCTGGCCCGCATCGAGGCCAGCGAGGGTGCCGTGCGCCGGGCGACCATCGGCGACGACGCCTACGCGCGCGAGGAGTCGGTCAACAACATCAAGGCGCTCGCGCAGGAGGCCAGTCAGTCGGCCGCGGCCGTCGAGCGGCTGGGCCGCGAGGAGGGCGAGCGCATCGACGTCGTCAACCGCCTCAAGGCCGCCGAGCGCGACGCTGCCAAGGCCGCCCAGGATCGCGCGGAGTCGATCTCGACGCTGAGCAACTCACTGGGCGCCGGCATGTCCACGTTCATCGACAGCCTCGGCAGCGGCGGCGACGCGGTCCGCGCGTTCGCGATGTCGCTGGCGAACTCCCTGGCGCAGAAGGGGATCGACCAGCTCGCCACGAGCGCCGCCACCTCGTTCTTTGCCGCATCGTCCAGCACGCCGGGCGCGCCCGCGCCCAGCTACCAGCACGGCGGCTACAACCCCGTCACGCAGATGGCTCTGATCCACGCGGGCGAGCGCGTGCTCAACGCCGAGCAGACCAAGGTCTACGACACCGGGCGTGCCGCGCCCACGCAGGGGCGGGCTGGGGGCTCCATCCAGGTCCACCTGCACGGCATCACCGACGCCGGCGGCGTGCGGCGCTCGGCCTACCAGCTCGCGCGGCAGCTCGAGCGCAGCCAGGAGCGCCGCAGTTGACGCTGCACGATGCGCTCTTCCCGACCGACGTCAGCTACGGCAGCGTCGGCGGCCCGGGCTTCTACACCAACCTGATCACGACCGACAGCGGCGTGGACGAGGCGGTGGCGCGCTGGTCGCGGCCGCGGCGCAGCTACGACGTCAGCTACGGGATCAAGAACTACACCCAGCTGCAGACGGTGCGCAACCACTACAACGCGCGCCTGGGCTGCCAGAACCCGTTCCCGTACAAGGACCCGCTCGACTTCTCGACGAACACCGCGGCGACCCCGAAGCACTACAGCAACAGCGCCGCCGCGCCCCCGAGCAACGCCGACGCGCTGCTCGGCGTGGGCGACGGGACGACGACGACCTTCCAGCTGCGCAAGCCCTACGCCAGCGGCAGCCAGACGGTCTACGCGCCGATCGCCATCGTGAAGACCGGAACCACGGTCGTCTCGCTCGACCTGGTCGACCAGGCCAGCGGCTGGTCGGTCAACCTGCTCACCGGGCTGATCACCTTCACGAGCCCACCCGGCGCCGGCGTGGTCGTCCGGGCCGGCTGCGAGTTCTACATCAAGCTGCGCTACGGCAAGGACGTCGACCGCGTGCTGCCGCTGCGCTGCGACGACTTCTCGACCGGCTCGCTGCCGAGCATCCCGCTGATCGAGGACATCGACGGGAGCACCATCGACGAGGACCGCCTGCCGATGGGCGGAGGCCGCAAGGCCTTCAGCGCGAGCATCAGCATCGCGCAGTCGGAGGGCGTGTCCTGGGAGCTCGTGCCGGCCTCGTCCGGGCTCTCGGTGACCGTCGAGGCCGCGGCCGACATGCCCAGCGGCGGGCCGCACTACGCCTTCTACAACGCCGGCGCCGACTCACTGACGCTCAAGGGCAGCGCGACGACCATCGGCGCGCTCGCCGCGGGCGCCTACGTGCGTCTCGACATCTGGAAGGTCGGCGGCAGCAAGACCTGGAAGGGGATGTACGTGTGATCACCAAGGAGCGCTTCTTCGGCGGCACGTACAACAACGAGGCCTTCTCGGGCAACATCAACGTGCACCCGCTGGCCGGCAAGACCTGGCGCCTGGCGGGGACGAGCACGCCGTCGGTCACGCTGCCCGACGCGCGCACGCTGCGGCCCGATGAGATCGCCGCCATCTGGAACAGCGGCGCGGCGACGATCACGGTCAAGGACAACGCGGGCGGGGCCATCGGCACGATCCTCGCCGGGGCGGTCGCGCTGCTCTACCTCTTCGACACCTCGACCCAGGCCGGCGGCTGGCGTCTGCTCGCGCGGAGCTTCCTCTGATGCCCATGCCGGTTGTGTGGTGCGACGGCTTCGACTCGACGGACTCCACGCACGAGGCGACCTGGTACACGACGGCAGACTTCACCGTCGGCACGCCCGGGCGCTTCGGCGTCGGGCAGTACGCCACGGTCGGGACCTCGGCCTTCAAGACGATCCCGGGCGGACCGTACACGTACATGGGTGCGGCGCGCGCCGTTCGCTGGGGCACCATTGCAGGAGAGCCGATCCTGTTCGAGTTCGGTGGCACCTCTCAGCACTGCCGCATGCTGCGCAACGCGTCCGGCTTCGTCTTCATGAAGGACGCCAGCAGCACCACCATCCAGACCTACCTCGGTGCTGCCCTGCAGGCGAACATCTGGTATCACGTCGCCTTCTACGCCAAGTGGGACGGCGCCGGCAACGGCCAGCTGCGCGGCTTCCTGAATGGCAATCTCGTGCTGTCGATGGACGGCGTCGACACACACAACGCTGCGCCGAACGAGTTCTCGTACTTCCTCATTGGAGGCGGTGACGTCGATGACCTGTACGTCCAGGCCGCCGACTCGATCGTCGGCAACCTCGAGGACCAGTTCAAAGGCGATCGGATCGTGCGCGACCACTTCCCGCAGAGCGACGGCGACCACCAGCAGTGGACGCAGAGCACGGGCGGCACGAAGTTCGGCGTGGTCGATGAAGTCGGCCCGAATGACGACACGGACTACCTGTCCGACGCCACGCCAGGCAACCGGGTGTGCTTCGGCGTGGGCTCGCTGGCCCCGGACATCGCGTCGATTGATGCCGTGCAGCTCATGTCGGTCGGCCGCTTCGACACGACCGGCCCGCACGCGATCAAGAACTACGTGCGCGAGGTCGGCGTCGCCAACCACGACCAGGCCAACCAGGCGCTCACGGTCACCCATGCCGGCTACCACGACGTGCTCGAGGCGGACCCTGCGACCGGCAGCGGGTGGACCAAGCCGGGCTTCGAGGCGCGCCAGTACGGCGTGAAGGACGAGAGCTGAGCGATGGCCGCCGGCGACCGTCGCGTCACGCAGGTCGTCACCCGCGTGCTGGGGGCCACCCCCTCGGTCGAGCGGATCACGCAGTACGTCGTGCGCGTGCTGGGCACCTACAACCCCTGCACCGACGTCGCCTGCCCGGAGTGGGTGGCCGAGACACTGGAGCGGCGCGGGCACCGCAACGCGCGGCTGTGGGAGATCGAGCGCAGCGACGGCGACACGCTCTACCTCACCGACCACTGCGGGGCGCTCGAGTACGAGGGCAACGACTACACCCCGGTCGGCGGCCCCGCGGCGTCGGCCGCCGAGCACGAGTCGGGTGAGAAGGAGCACACCCGCGAGCTGACGGGCGCGATCGTGCTGGGCGGCTTCGAGCTCTCCGAGCTGGAGGCCAACCTCTGGGACGACGCCGCGGTCATCGAGCGCGTCGTGGACTGGCGCTACCCCTGGGCGGGCTGCAAGAAGCACCATCGCTGGTACCTGCGCAACATCCAGTGGGACGGCGAGCGCTGGACGGCGCAGCTCGCCGGGATCACCAGCCGCTTCCAGCGACAGCGCGGCGACTTCTACAGCATCGACTGCACGCGCGACCTGGGCGACGAGTTCGGGACGACGAACCCAGGCTGCAAGTTCAACGTCGCGGCCACCAGCGAGACCGGCACCATCTCGGCCGTGATCGTCGGGCCGCGCCGCTTCCGCGCGACGGGGCTCACGCCCGCGCACATCGCCGAATACTTCGTCAACGGCGCGCTGACCTGGACCGCCGGCGCCAACGTCGGGAAGACCGCGGTTGTGAAGGAGGCGACCGAGGGGGCGGGGTACTACGAGATCGAGCTCGAGCTGTCCGAGAGCGAGGCAATCCAGATCGGCGACACGTTCGACCTGGTGCAGGGCTGCCAGAAGCGGTTCATCGAGGACTGCCAGCCCAAGGCCATGGCCACGCACTTCGGCGGCGACCCCTACATGCCCAACGACCTGGGCATGTCGCTGCAGATCGGCGCGCCCGAATCGCCCAAGGGCACGTGGACCACGGTCCTGGGGCTGACCGGCGCTGTCATTGGCCTCTTCACGCCCCTCGGCCCGCTGATCGGCGCGGCCATCGGCACCTTCCTCGGCGCCATGATCGACGGCAACAACCTCGACGCCCCCACGGTCGAGGAGATCAAGCAGCAGGGCAGCTCCGAGGGCGATCCGATGCAGCGGTTCATCGGGCGCGAGCCGCGCCTGGCCGGCCAGATCATGTGGCGCGGCCCATTCGACAGCTTCACCAACGAGCACGAGGGCGAGACGCACGCCTGGCTGCCGCTCGCGGTGTCCTTCGGGCACTCGTTCAAGGGCACGGCCAGCAAGAAGCTGGTCAAGCTCTTCGCCAACGACAAGCTGATCTACGAGGACCGCGACGAGCTCTCGCTCACGGGCACCGACATCTCGGCCGACGCCGTGTCGAAGACGGACTTCGACCCCGCCACCGGCACCACGGTGACGACGCAGACCTACCTCGACCTGATCAGCATCTCGACGGATCTCTCCGGGATCAGTGCCGGCGGGCTGCTCACGGTGGGCGGCTACAGCGGCGGCGGCGCGGTGAACAACGGCACCTGGATGGTCGTCTCGACGAGCCATAACAAGGTGCGCTGCAGGGACATGAACATCGCGACCTACGCCTTCGCCGATGCGGCCGCGGGCCCGACGGTGTCGCTGTTCCAGGCGGCCAAGCAGTACAGCTTCTACCCGCTCACCGACTTCACCGTGTACCTCGGCTCGGCCGACCAGCAGCCCGACCCGACGATGGAGGCCCTCGAGGGCTCGGGCAACGTGCCCGGCTACACCGGGCGCTTCTACATCGTCTACAGCAGGTTCGGCGTCGACTGGTGGGGCTACGCGGTGCCGCGGTTCGAGGCGATCATCCGCGAGCGCGACAGCACCGACCTGGCCGAGGCGCTCAAGGACCTCGCCGTCGGCCACGGCATCGACCAGTGCGAGCTCGACACCGGCGACGCGGTGGGGCTGTTCCGCGGCTACGCGGCGCGCGGCCCGAAGAGCCTGGCCGGGCTGCTGTCACCGATCCTGATGGCCTACAACCTCGTCACGCAGGAGCGGGACCTGAAGCTGCGGATCTTCCCGCGGCTCGCGGCCGACGTGAAGACCATCGACGAGGTGGACCTCGGCGCGAAGGAGGACCAGCCCTTCGACGCGACGGTGTCCTTCCTGGTGGACCGCGAGGACAGCAAGCGCCTGCCCGCCCAGGTCAGCCTGACCTTCCTCAACGTCGACACCAGTGGCGAGAACGGTTCGGCGACGCATCGGCGCTCGGGGTTGCCGCTCGAGAACGTGATCGCGCTGTCGCTGCCCCTGGTGCTCGACTCCGAGCAGGCCAAGAAGATCGCCAAGCGGGTCCTGTGGAGCGAGGCCGTGACCTCCGAGCGGCACGAGACCACGCTGCCGCCGAGCGGGCTGCTCACCTACGAGTCCGACGTGCTGCAGACCACGCACAAGGGCCGCTCGCGCGCCACGATGGTCACGCGCGCGGTCGAGGGCAACAACTACGTGATGGAGGTCTTCGGGCAAAAGCACGACCCGTACATCTACACGAACGAGAGCGGGACGGCGGGGGAGGTCTTCCCGCCGAATCTGCTGCCCGTCGAGCAGGGCCATCCGCAGATGCGCCTGGCCGACATCGGGCCGCTCGCCGACGACGATGCGCTGGTCACGCTGCTCTACTACGGCGTCGTCCGCGAGGGCCTGCAGTACACCTGGAACGGCGTGACGGTGCACGAGAGCAGCAACGGCGGGGCGAGCTACAACGAGCTGGCGGACGTGACCGGCGAGAGCCAGGCGGGCGTCACCGCGGCCGCGCTGGGCAGCGGGCCGGTCGGCTGGTGGGACGATGCGAACACGCTCACCGTCGACTTCACCGGCGGGCAGATCCCGACGAGCCTGACCGACGAGGAGCTGCTCAACGGCGTCGGCAACTGGTACTACGTCAACGGCGAGATCGTCGGCGTGCGCACCTGGACGCTCGTCTCGGCCGAGCTGAACCGCTGGGCGGGCACGCGGCTGCTGCGGGGCCTGATGGACACCGCCGACCGCGTGGCCGGGCACGGGGCCGCAGAGACGGTCGCGCGCGTGCGACCGGTCGGCGCGCTGGCGCGCCGCATCTACGCCGAGGCGCTGATCGGGCAGAGCCGGCTC